GGAAAGGCTTTATAGCCTCTAAGATGTCTTCTGATTTACGGAAGTGATACTTACCGAACGAATTATACGAAGACTTTTTCGCTTTTAATTTAGTCTGTATAACAGCTAGTTTTTGGTTTAATTCTTTCATATTTTTGGTCTTTGGTGTATATATATAATTACACGTTAATATTCATTTTTACACAAGTAACCTACAGATAGTCAATCACTTGTGAGTGATCTACGTTTTCTATTAATTTATTCACAGCTTGCTTTTTTAACTGTGAAACTCTCACGTAAGCACCAACCCCATCTATACCTAAGTGAGCTGCGATTTGTTTAGCGGAATGCTTGTCACAATCAAGTCCATAACTCAATCTTAATACTTCAAATTCTTTAGTATTTAAATGTTGTTTTAATAAACTAATTAAATAAATATTTAGTAACTCCATGTTATATGGTTCTGAATCGTCTGGTATTTGGTATGTCATGTCTTCGTCGCTTGGATTAGCGTCAATGCTTAAAAATACCGAGTTGAAAAACATTGCTACCATTTTTTTATCTTTTCCAAAACCCTTTCTGATTTCATTGTACATATATTCTGGTAAACGCATGTTTCCTCTGTTTATATCTATAGCTCTACGTATAGCGCCTTTAATCCTTTTAGATAGAAAGCTTTTTATTGTTTTGTCTATATCGTCAGAATTTAATAACACATCCCAATCTATTTTTCCCACGCCTTTTATCAAACCAATATTACCTTCTTGTATTAAGTCCAATATACTCATTACGCCCGAGGCTTGCTGAGATGTAGCAAATTTTCTAGCTATGTTCTCTACTAAAGGCGTGAACTTCAAGACAAGCTCGTCATTGCTAAGTTCTTCCCATTTTTTACCTTTTATTCTTTTTAAAGATGTTTCTAAATCTTTCTTATATCTTATATAGTTTTGTATATTATAATGTTTCATTAGTATCGTCTTCTTTTGTTTCTAATTTTTTCTAACTTGTCAAGCAGTCTTTCCGCTATCTCAACGCTGATCTCATCAGCATAGTACATATCATATATTAATCTCCTCATAATTGTTGGTTTAATAATTCTTTTTCTTTTTTTAATTGTACACTCATGTTTCTGTGTATAGTTCTAGTCGCACACTCTAAGTATAATGCTAATTGTGTTATGGTAATCTTTTTACCAGCATCATTTAAATCTAACATACATTGATAGATATCATCTTCATGTATACGTTTAGATCTACCTATTAGCTCTCCTACAACTCTCAGTTTTTCTTCTTTAGACAATCTATTACCATGTTTAAATATAACTTTACGTAACTTATTTTTAGGTGGCTCATCTAAGTCTAACATGCTAACTTCATATACCATTTTCTTTAACAGGTCAACATGTATCGTGAACGAAGTAAACCCTTGTTCTTTAATAGATATGACCTCAGCTATCTTCATAAATTCATCTTGGTCTAACTGAGGGTTAAGATACCATAATACTAATAAATGCCATTTAAGACTCTTATATGTAGTTATCTTAGCTCTAGACGCGAACAATGTATAGCATTCGTAAGTACCATTGAGATAAAACATGTAGCATTCATTCTCTTGATCTGGTTTATCAGTAACTGGATCTCTCCTGTAAACGATACGTTTATCATTTAGATATTTTAAATTCCTATTGTGTGACATTAGCCTATTACTATTTATATTTAGGGGCTGTTGTCACAGTCCCCTCTGGTTTCAATGTTGCAATAATAATTCTTGTTTCATTATCATTAGGATATTTAATTTCATTCCATTTATTTATTCTATCTCTTAGGCATTCGCTCATCTATTCTTTGTTTTATTATTATTATATCATTTGCTTCTACAGTATAATCATTCATTAATTCTTGTGGTACGTTATCCCATGCGCCTATGTAATTTTGTACATTAAATCCTCGTTTAATACACTCATTATATAGGCTGATATATCTATTCTTAAGGTATAACAATTTGTTGTAAAAGAACTTAACGTGTCCAGTACCTAATTTAAATTTATCAGGTATACCTTCCATATTGTATTTACCTTTAGCAATACAATTTGGTATACGTTTTATTTCTCTGTGTTCAGCTATTAAATGTTGATTAACTAATTTAGCTGGCGGTATTCCTACATTTATTCTAGTCATAATTGTTGTTTTGCCATTTTTTCTATTAACTTAACAAGCTTTTGTACCGCTTTAGTTAAGTTGCTAATGTCCTTATATAATTGTTGCTCATTTTTATTCATAATCTCTAATACATTTAAATAATGGGTGTCTGTAACTACCAGCTTTTGTACGTTCGAAGTATGTGAATGTTGCTACACAACCGACCCATGTTTTCATTGTTTCGAA